AATGGAAAGAAAATAGCAGAATACATTTATAATGACAGATAAAATATACACATACAGAGATATTGCGAAGATATTTGATTGTCATGAAAAAACAATCTACCGCAAAATAAAAAAGGTTAGGGAAACATACCCTGATAATAAATCTATCAATAACTATATGGGCAGTAAGTGGTATTGTTTTGAGGGGGATTTGAAAGAGGTGTTGAATTTGTGTTCAGAAGTAGAGGCTAACAAACCTCTTGAACATCAATAATGCACTTGTTGAGAATAAGTTGGATCGTGCCTTCATTACCAACTTTGTATTCATTATTGTCTAACGAATAGCTTGAGAATAATATTGTTTTGTCTTTGGTTTTTTTGTAGAGCCAACCCACAGTCATGCAAATTGGCATCGGTTTATCTTCGTAAGAACTAGCTTCGATCCATGTCGGATCACACAACCCACTATCAATCCATTTGACTAATAGTAGTGGTTTCATTATTTTTTAGCTGTTTTAGCTGATCTTTTTAGAGCCTTGTCAGAAACTGTGCCTTTGCCTTTTTTACTTGTACCAGCCTTTTTCTTTTTGTTCATGTAATAGTAAAGACCTTTTTTAGCAATCCTACCATCTTTTGTTCTGTGATATCCTTCAGGTACTTTCTTTGGCATTATTTCTTCTTCTTTCTTTTTTTAATTTTCTTAAAATCAGCACCAGTAATCTTATCTCTAGGTGATGCGATCCTCGCAAGTTTCTTTTGTTTAGGGCTATATTTTGAGAAGGGCATATTACTTCTTCTTCTTTTTCATTTTCTTTTTTAATTTTTTCTTTAGTTCTTTAGAAGGTCTACCGACATTCTTTCCGTATGTTCCTTTTCCGTATGGCATATTTTACTCCTTTAACAATTCCACGCCCTACGAGACCAATAGTTTGCAGATAGCTTGTTGTTTTTTCCTTTAATCCCACCTGATCTCGCACAATAAGATTTCTTTCGTGCAGGTGAGTTTTTCTTGATGCTCATATTAGGATCACCAAAGTTAATCTTTTTAACCTTGTCACCATCTTTAACGAACACCTTGAATTTTTTGACATCGCCCTTCATGGGTTTATTAAGTTTAACTGTTCTACCCTGATAGGTTGCCATCTAGTTCTACCTTTTCTTGTTTTTCTAATTGTTCTATAAGTGATTGATTTTGTGAAGAAGCATACTTAGATTTTTCTTTTTGAAATGCTATAACATCATCAATAGTGATCTTTAGCTTTTCTTCTCTTAACAGTGCATTTTTCTCTGCCCAATTATCAAGTCGTTCATTAAGAAATTTAATATGAAGATCCTTTTCTTCAATCTCTTTCCTTAGTTCTCTATTTTCTTTTTTTGCTTTGCGTAGTAGTGATTCTACTTCTTTTTGTGTACTCATTTAGAAACCCCAGTTTTTTTTTCGTAGGTGCGTAAAGCTCCCATGCCCAAAAGTGCCATGACTAAAGGCATCAGTGTACCCATGTCTAATTGAGGTAAGGGTGCTGTCTCTAAGCTAAATGTAGCTATAACAAACATAAGAAATTGCTTTAAGACATATTCCCAAAATATAGCTAAAGCACATGACATACCTATTAAAGGTCGCCATGATCGTTGCAACATACCTGATAGCCCACCAGCAACAGACTTTGCATCTGCTAAATTAATATCAGATTGAGCTTTGTTTATTTGTGCTTCGATTTCTTTTAATTTTATTTTTGCTTGTGCTTTTTCTTCTTCGCTAGTGTGCAAAGAATCTATTATTCCACCAACATTTTTAACTAAATCGCCACCTAATAACTTACCTAACATTATATATTCCTCATGGTATCTGCCAGTTCGTTAGCTCTATTAGGGGTTTGTTTTGCCCATCGACTGTCTAACATTTCATCACTGGCAGATTGATAATCACACTTTGTTAAGTGGTATTGAAAGTTTTTAAATTTCGATAATCTAGGTAATCCTAGCTGAAATGCCATATTAATAACACAGCCAAAAGCGATAGGATCAATATCTTCTTCTTTGATAAATGACCTTGCGTCATGTAGAGCTTGGTCAAAGTCTTTTTCGAAGTATTCCATAATTGTTGTATCATCGTATTCTACTCCTTCCTTGAGGTCGTCTGTCGGTAGTACCAAATGACCAACACCAAACGTAGCGTTGCCCAAGTGATCTTTATAAATCTTATTAATTTTACCTTCGTGGTGAATTATTGCAGATTTAATTTCTTCGTACATTCTATAAGTTTCTCCAAATACCATTTGGCTTTTTCCAAATCCTCAATGCCATTTTTTAATTTATGTCTAACAACATATTTGACAATGTTTCCTTGAAAATAGTCGAGCTTAAATTCGTGAATAAAATCTGATACCTGTATCTTTGAACCGATATAGTATGGTGGATTTATTTTATCTTTCATAGTTGGCATACCCATCTGTTTCCTCGTTTCAGGATCATTGGTATTAATTGTGGTACACCATTAATTATCATTCCACAACCTAGTACAGGTCTCCTAATATTAACCTTTGAGTAGGCAAATGCAAGTGAGTCTTTATCTATAAGACAACCTACATTCATACCAAATCTAAGGTTCTCAGGACTTGACCAGTAACCAATCCGAAACTCTGTATGATAGTGACCTTGCACAAAATTCATGCCTATTGACATAGAAGATTTTACAGGATCTTTATTCATATTATGGCAGAAATAATATTCGCCATAATTATCTTTTATAATTAACCTATCGTGCCAACGCCACTTTTGCTTATCGACACCCAATATATCTGCGTAGTCCTTCACTGCAAGAGAGGGAAAGCCATGATGCTTTCTCTTTCTATAAACCATTGATCCATGATTGCTATGAAGTAAATCCATTTTAGGAAACAACTTCTCAATCATTTTGATCTTGTAAATACCTAACTCTAATTCTTTAGAGGCATTAGGTAAATCAGGATCTGAGTCGTGAAAAGATAAGGCATGATAATCCAGCTCATCGCCTATACACACAACTCTTTCAGGTTTGTATTTTTTCTTGATAGCTTGTAAGAAAGCAAAACTATCAGTATGACTGTATGGTTCGTGAAGGTCTGAGATTACTAAAATCCGAGACATCTTCCTCCCTATATTGTTGTCACCTTTTTTGTTGTGCAAAAGGTCGTTACATAAACATTAGGAACAACCATTATTTTATTTGCAATTACAACAGCATCTACTTTACATTCATGTAAAGTGTTATACATCGCTTGTTGGTTTACTTGTGTAATACAAGTTTTATCAAGTGGTACAGTCGGTGACTGAATACATAACCACATGATAAGAAAGAATTTCATTAATCACCTATAAGGTAGTTCTCTATCCATATTATTTTTTCTTTAATAACAGCTATGTCTTGTTGCATTTGTGAAATGGAGTCTGCTTTAGCTTCGACAGCTTCTAATCTTTCACTCCACATACCCCATGTCATAGCTAATGATGCAAGGATCATTATGTAAGGCAATACTGTTTTCATATCAAAGTTCATTTAGACCACTCTACCTTAAATTCATTACCCTTTTGGTCTTGAATAGACATGGTTTGTTTTTCTGTGCCAAATATTTTAGGAGCTAGTTTACCAGCTTTAAAATGCACATTCTTTTGTATAATCTCTAATAGTTTGACCTTAGTCATATTTAACTTAGGATCTTTCTTGGCTTCTTCTAAGAGCTTGTCTAAATCTTCTATAGTGTAGAGGACACTGTCGTGTTTGGCTTGTAGATATTGTTGATTTAATTTTTCATCTTTGTTAATCCACTGCCTTAGTGTGGTCCAAGATACATCTAATTCTTTGCAACATTCACGAATAGTTTTACCTCTCGCTAACATTTCAAATAAATCTGACAGGATAGACTGCTTATATTTGCTTGGTCTATTTCCCTGTTTTTTTACTACTTCTGTTGTCATTTGTTACCTTTTGCTGACATATTGTTAAGTGGATTATTAAGTGCCTTATTTATGTTTAAGTTAAGGTTATCTTCAATGATTTTAATCTCATCAAATATTTCTCTTGTATCTTCTTTTTGTCTATCTTCTACATCATTTACAATCTGTGTAATGTGTCGTATATCATTACCCATTTGTCGTAAATCTGTTTTCATATCATTCTTCAGGTCTTTAGCGACATTAGAAACTAAAGTTATCTCATCAAGGATCATGTCTAGTTCTGATTTTATGACTGCAAGTTGCTCGTCATAAGAAGATAAATCAGGTGCTGTGTATTCTTCTATCTTGGCTTTCATATCCAAGTAGTCATCGTAAAACTTATAACCAGTCCAACCACCACCAATAATTGCACCTATTAGCGATAGGATAAGAAAGAATTTACCACCAGTAAACTTCATTCCTTGATACTCAATACTGGGCATTTATAATATCCTCCATTGTTACATCTTGTGCTAGTTGAAATAAGAGACCATATTGATCTTCAATGGTCTTGTTAAGATACTCATCGACATTCTTGTCTTGTAAGGTCGATTGGTTGTTAAAAAAACTTTTTGTGTTTCCTAAGATTTGCATTACAATCAATGTTTTTAATTGATTGGTTTCATCATAACGAGCTTTGTCGTCTATGTTCTTGACTAATTTAGTAGCTGATTTTTCTTTAGCTGTGGGTTCTTTTACAGGCTTTTCATCTTCTTCCTGTTGTACTTCTTCTTGTTGGGAACTATCTTCAACTTCCACAGTGGGTTCATCAATAGTTTCGCTATCGGATTGGGGTTCTTTTTCAATGGTTTCTTCAATAGCTTCTTCCATTTCCATTTCGACTGATGCTACTTTTATTTCTTCTATTTTAATTTCTTCAATTTCTGCTTCAACAGTCTCAAAGGTTATATCCTCTTGAGGTATCTCTATGGGGATAAAATCTACCTTACCAGAGTCATCGATCTTGATGTCATTGTACTCAATGATTTCTTCAATTAAGTCTATTTGAGTAGGATCAGTAAGATTGAGGTAAACTATTTCTTCTACAGTGGTGATTTGTTGTTCAATAATTGTATTAATGACATTGTAAAAAACATTGACACTAACATCGTCAAACAATGGTCCGATAGCTAAGTTAATATCACGACCACCTATTTCAATTTTAATTTTACTTAAAACGCCAGAGAAATCGAAACTCCCATTATAGGATTGATATCCACTAGCGATACCAGTTTCAGACAAGATGTCAGTTCCTTGAAAGACTGTGTCGCTTCCATTAGTTCCTGTAATGTGCATATAGACTCGATCTTGAGCATCTTGTTTATCTACTTCAATCGAGTAGGTTACTTGTCCTCCATTATCAATTTGTAAATCGCTTATATCTATTTCTTGGTAAAAGGTAGATCCCATACCATCAACTAGCATACGAGATTTAGTATCGCCACTACCTGTAATTTCTGCACAAGTATCAGTTCCTAATTGACCACACGATGTGCCAGAAAGCATACTCGCTGGTCCTTCACCACCCCAATCAAAATCCATATCGCCTTCTTGACCTGTAGCGACATAGCCATTATCACCATCTAAAATATCCCCACTATCTTCATTCGTAATAGTGGTTGTCGTGGTGGTTTTAGTAGTGGTTGTTGTGAAGATAATCTCTGTGCCTTTATCTTCTTCCGTCTTTTCTACTGAACTTTGTTGCTCAATAATAGTCTCTGGGGTACAAAGACCTTTATGGTCAGGTAAACAGGTGTTAGCTTTAGAGTATGAGAAGCATAGTAAGAGCCATAAGACCAAAATCTTTAAGACCATTCATATCTCCTTTTGGTTCTTCTACTTTTGCCTGAACATAAGTAACCTTATACTTACTACCATCTGGGATATCTTGAGGATTTTTTTCCCATAATTCTTGTGCTTCAATACCGATAGATCCATTGTAAGGACAAGGAGTACCTGCATCTGTCATCGCATCAAACACACGATGATCTTGACATAATATCGATACACTAGCGACCTTCATGCCATAGGCATATAAACTACGAGAGAGTTTAAGTTGCTGACATAATTCGTCATCTATAACAATACCAGAAGCAATACCTAAGACATTGTTCTGTATTGATCCACCGACACCAACTTTACAAATGTCAGAATTATTATTCATAATTGTTGGAGCATTTGCTGTTGGGGGTGTAGAGTTTGTAACTACTGTGCTTGATACAGTGTTTGTTTCACTATGGGCAGATGTGCAAAAAAGCATGGTAAAAAGAAACACCACTGCCAAAGATGTAAAAAAGGTAAGATTATCTTTAGCCATCTGCTCTAGTGTCTATTATGGCTTTGGGTTATCTGTTTTAACTTGTGCTATCGCATCTTTCCAAGTTGTAGTTCCATCTACAGCATCGTGATACTGCATATCTAACTGGTCTTGTAAGGAAGGATAAGCACTGGCTCTATCTCTTTGATACTGATTGTTGTCATACTCAGTTTGAAGTAATGCTTTCTCAGCACTGACTTCTGACCATGTATAAGGTTTCGTATCAGAGAAGATA